CCACCACCGGCGGAACCGTGGCCAGCGGAGCGGTGAATGTAAATTTTTCGCAATTCAACAATCGGCTTTATTACACCGACGGCGTCAGCAATGTTCATTTCACAGACGGAACAGTTACCTATCGCCAGGGGACAGGCGTTCTTTCCATCACGGTTACAAATGAGGGGAGCGGATATAATTCAACTCCGACAGTGACCATCGGAACCCCCGACCAGGCTTACGGAACAACCGCCTCTGCGGTGGCAGTCGTTGCCGGGAACAAGGTCACATCCATCACCGTGACCAACGCGGGTTCCGGTTATACGTCCGCACCGACTGTAACGATATCCGGCGGCGGTGGATCCAGTGCAACCGCTACGGCCAATATCACCGGTCTTTCTCCTGCCGGTCTTCGCCTGATCCGCCAGTTCACCAACCGGCTCTTTGCCGTCGGGACGGGCGACGGCCGAAACACGCTTTACGCCTCCGACATTCTGGATGCCGAGATTTGGCGCCCCACCAACTCCATCATTGTCGGCGGCGACGACGGTCAGGACATTGTGGCCATCCAGCCCTTCTTTAATTACGAAATGATCGTCTTCAAACCAAGCAAGATTTACATTGTCACGGCTGACCCGACCGCAACCACGGCTGCCGGGTGGACGGTGCGGCTGGTCAACGACAGGATAGGCTGCGTGGCTGGAGGATCGGTAGCCTACGCTGGTAAAGATGTTTTCTTTCTTGCCAACGACGGCATCAGGTCATTGGCGCGATCATTGGCGGACGATTACTTTGTCGTTGGCGTGCCTGTATCCGAGGCCATCAAGGATCTGATCGCAAGAATCAACCGCAATTTCCTTGGCAAGTGCGTTGGCCAGTTTCACAACAATAGGTACTACCTGTCAGTTCCACTGGACTCTGCGGTCGTCAACAGCCATACCATTGTCTACAACCTTCTTTTCAGCGCATTTGAGGGTTATTGGGGGATCGGGGCATCGGCCATGTATGAGACAAACTTCTCGGCTGGGTATAACACAACCGGTCCGAAACTGGCATTTGGCACGCCTGACAGCAAGGTCGGACACAGCTTTGATTACATCGACCCAGACGTGGCTGGAGACGGCGACACGCAATTCAAGGATTTCGGCACAAGCTACGACAGTTACCTTGTGACCAAGGCTTACGACTTTGATGACAGGATTTCCCAAAAGTACGGATCGCACTATGAGATCGAGTTTTATTACTCGACAGCCACGGGTTGCACCATATCCCTGAAACGTGAGACTGACTCCCAATATGTCACCGTCGGTACATCGGTGGATACGGCCACCCCTGGAGGGCTTACCCTGCCATTCACCCTTCCTGCCACCCTTTCCGCCCAGACCTCCAACCGCCGTGCCGACAGCCTTCGTAGCTACCAGAAGTGGCGCAATCTGAAGATGAAGGTTTCAGCCCCATCCAAAAAGCTTGCGGTGCGCTCGGTGCTATTGGCCGCCAACCCGGACACCATCGAGGTGCAAAAGAACATTTGATGACGGCAATGGAATTTATCGAGGCTTCCGGGGTGCCTGAGTCAACTTGGCCAACCTTCAGGGAATGGTATGGCTGGCACGCTGACCGTGGCTTGGTTGGTGTGGCCAAGGATGGTGAAGAGGTGGCAGGAGTGGCCATTGCCAGGTGCGTAAAGGGATTGGAAGTGCCTGAACCTTATGAACATGACGAGGCTGGCGAGAGTGTGTTTGTGGACTTGACTGTCACATCCATTGGTGGTATTACTACTGCCTTGAGTCGTAAGGCTCTAAAGTGCCTGCTGAGTATCCTTTGGGATAGATTCGGTCCGCGCAGGAGGATCACATTCAAGCGTAACGGCTTTTACAAGGAGTACGACTACTACAAATTTATGCGAAAGGCATTAAACTAATGGGCGGCGGACCATCCATCCCGGCACCTCCTCCTCCGCCAGATCCACTCAAGGCGGCGCAGGCCAACGATCTTTTCTATCGCTCATCCTTGGAAACCTACATCCAGAAGCAACCCGATGTGGCCGCGCTTGAGCAGAGGCTTCGCGAGAAGTATATGCCCCGCCAGCGCGAACTTGAACGCCAGATGTCAGCCCTTGACCTTCAGCGTTCCGCCCAGGCCCAGCTTCAGGTTGAGCGCGAACTAGGTCCGCAACGTTCCCTGGAGGCCATGCGCCGCCAGTTCGAAATGTCCCCTGAAGCCTTTGCCACCCAGCGTGCGCTTGGCCAGCAGGCCGCCACGCAGTTTGCCCGTATTTATGGATCTTCACCGATGGGAGCGGTTCCAGCTGAAGTCCAGCAGTCGGCTGGCGTAAGGCCGGTTGATTATTTGGGTGGATTACCAAGAACAGGGATTGTCTAATATGGCAGCAAAAACCAAGCCGCTTCCAGCCGATGTCGTAACCAAGCAGCAACAGTACGCTGATCTTGGCCTTGCCAATGCCGCCAGCTACACGACCGCAAATGCGCTTGATGCGGCTCTTGTAAAGGAAGTTTACAAGCTTGATCCTGCAAAATACACCGGCAAGAAGGGTGTTGTTAATGTTGCCGGAGCAAAGGCTGAATACGACTTCCAGCAGCCCAAGCTTTCCAAGCCAGCAACCGAACCAACCAGCTTTACGCAGGCCGTAAACAATTACGCCAATGCAATCAGGACGTTGCAGACGATTGGTGCCGACAATGTAAACAAGACCGATCTTGCCACGCTCAACTCTGTTGCAAGGTCGGTTCGTGATTTTGATTCCAAGGATCTGAGCGAAAACGCCAAGCTTATCATCTCCAATGTCGGAGATGCCGTTGATGCGATCAATGCAATCAACAACCAACGTCAGGCGATTGATACAAAAAAGAATTTAATCCAGAAAAAGGATGCCCAAGGAAACCCGCTGCCGAAAGGCACCAAGGTTGATGCGAAGGCCGAAACCGCAAAGCTTACCGTACTTCAGGACGAATATCAGCGTTTGGTAAATACAGCCAACCAGACTGCGCCCAAGCTTGAAGAATCCCTTACCCGCTTCGGCCTTTCCGACATTGCGCGTGGCATTGGACAGCCGATAGCCCAAGCCGCCAAGGTTGATACCGGGCTTGAGGCTTTGCGTGGCGAAAGATTGTTTGGTGTTGGTACAGGCACTTTTGGTGGTCGCCTAAATTCACAGATCACCGACGAGCAAATCCTTGGCGATATCAATACCGCCCGCCGCAACGAGTACAAGAGTCTTTACGACATTGGAACCGCCGCCGTCACCGACCTGCAAAGCCAGCTTTCCACGGCACAGGCGTTTCTTGCTGATCTGCCCACTGGCGACAGGCGCAGGACTGACGCGCAGAAAACCATCGACAATATCACCAAGGAGCTTTCTGACGCGCAAGCCGACACGCTTGAGGCACGCAATCTTTACGAAAACTACCAGCCGCTTTCTGGAAATCAGGCCACCACGGCACTGACACAGTTCCGTGAAAATCTAAGACTTCCAGAACAGCGCACACTTGACCAGATCAAGGAGATTGATCCAAATCTATTTAATCAGATTGAGGCTCTTTCGAAGCAATACGGCGAGCTTGCCACAACTCCGCTTGGTGCCACCACGGCGGAAAGCACCGAAGCCCTTCGCCGCCAGACCGAGGAGTCCATCGCCGCCCAGCTTCGCCTTGGATCGCAGTTGGGCGCGGAGGAGCAGCGTCAATACCAGCAGGCAGCCCGCGCCGCCCAGACCGCCCGTGGCAACATCTTCGGGGTTGCGCCTGCGGTCGAAGAAGCGGTCACAACGGGGCTGGCGGGAGAGCAACGGCTCGCTGCGCGTCTTGGCGCAGCCCAAGGGTTTTTGTCTTCAGGCCAAACCGTTACTGATGCGCTTGCCCGCGATGTCGGACTTCGCAACGCCCTGCAACAATCCCGCCTCGGCGCGGCAGCCGAGTTCGCCGCCGCCGGCCCTTCCGCCTATAACATGGCCAACCAGCGTGCCGCCCAGCAGCAGGCATTGTTGCAACAGTACGTTGGTGCAGCCACCCAGCAGGCAACCCCCGGCTTCCAGGCCACGCCGTCCCAGTTTAACCCCTACGCCTACGTCAACCCGAATGCCGGGTTCCTTGGGGCGCAGAATGCGGCGCAGATTTACAATACGCTTGCGGATTACCAGTCCTCAACTTATGGAGCGCAAATTGGAGCAATTTCTAGGCAGCCAAGCGGTGCTGAACAATTTGGTCAAATTGCAACTGGACTCAGCAATTTAATCAAGATATAAGGAGATTTATGGCAGTATTTGATTTACCAGCAATGATGGAGATGTTCAGACAAGATGAACTTCAGAAACAGGCGTTGGCAGAGGCTCAAAGAAAACAGGCCATGGAAGAACAACCCGATGTTGATTTTACATTTGAAAAAGGCGGTCTCAAAGTTAAGGGCAAACTGAAGGATCTTCCTCGACTAAGCCAAGACCCTGCGCTATCCCCATATCTTCAGGGAATTGGCAACACTCTTACAAACGAGCAGGCTTTGGATAACGAGGAAATTCAGGTTCAGCGCGAAGAACTTAATGATCGTCTTCGCAAAATTGCCTCAGACAAAATGAA